CTAATCTTGTTGGATCTGCAGATACTACCTGGATTATTTCACCTGGTGGTGTAGGTCTTCATACATTGAGTAGTGTTGGTGTTGGAACAACAGCAAAGTCTCAATACATATTAGATGCTCTAGGAAATGTAAACATAACTGGAGATTTAGATGCTGTAGGAAATGCAAACATAACTGGAGTTTTAACGGCAGGAAATGTAAACATAACTGGAGACATAACTGGAGATTTAGATGCTCTAGGAAATGTAAACATAACTGGAGATTTAGATGCTGTAGGAAATGCAAACATAACTGGAGTTTTAACGGCAGGAAATGTAAACATAACTGGAGATTTAGATGCTCTAGGAAATGTAAACATAACTGGAGTTTTAACGGCAACTAATCTTAGTGGGACATTAGCAGCAACAAATATATCTGGAATTCTTTCAAACAACCAATTACCAAGTAGTATAAGTGCATCATTTACTGGAGATTTAACAGGAACTGCAACAACGGCTACTAAGTTAGAAAACTCTAGAGACTTTAGTGTTTCTGGTGATGTTGCTACTTCTTCTGCAGTAGGATTTGCCGGTACTGATGATGTTAATTTAGCTGTTACATTATCATCAGATTTTAATGCTAATACTTCTGGTATTATAACAGCAAATCAAATCCATAGTAGTACTACATTGTATGGAGTTGATTTAAGTCTTTCTGGTGCAGATTCTTCTATAGAAGTTAATGGGTCAAATTCTGCAAGTATTTCTATAGGAAATACTGAAGTTGGTGTTGGAAATAGTTATGCATCATTTAGATATTCTAATAGAAACTTGAACATTAGCAATTATGATATTGGAGATATAAATTCTTATCTTCAGGTAGGTGGTTCTGGATTAACTACAGGAAGATTTAATTGGTATGATGGAGATACTAATGCTTTATTGATGGCACTTACTCATGAAGGTAAGTTGGGAATTGGAAGAACCGATCCCGTTGAAACTTTTGAGGTTGTAGGAACATCCACAGTCACATCAGATTCTTATATTGGTAATAATTTATCTGTTGGTGGTGATTTAAGTGTTTTTGGGGAAATTTCTGCTGGTACTATATCACTAGATGAAATTACATCCAATGTAAATGTAACAACCGGAATTAGTACATTTGCAGAAATTCACGTATTTGGAGGGGTTTCTTCCAAAATTGGAATTGGTACAGATTCTCCAGACGTTGGTTTAGATGCTAGAAGTGAGACTGCAAAATTTAATACAGTTGCTATTAATACTACATCTACAAATTATAGTCTAAATGTTGGTGGAAGTGGAAACTTCCTATTAAATATTAAAGCAGAAAAAGGATTCTATAGTAGTGGATCAAATCCAGTACAAATCTATGTTGATGGAACTAATCTTATATTCAATGTAGTCGGTGTTGGTAGCACATCTTTTCTCTTAAGTTAAAATGGCAGTATCTGTATCTAAGGACGCATCATTTAGTAGTGGAGCAATAAGTTTCAGTGCATTGAGATCGAAGTTTAAGAATGCCACTTCTGGTTCTCTGAGTTTATCTAGTCTTAAAAGGCAAACATCACTATCATTGACAAGTCCTACTGTTCCAGACGCAACAGAAAATTCAAATATCCCAACAACAAATAGTAATATACAACTATCAGGTTATAGAGGATCTATTACTCGTTATGATTTATATCAAACAGGTACAGATACAAATTTTGATATTGATGCACAATCTTGGAATAGTAATCTAGGTAAAAATGTTCCAAAAATATTTTATGTGAATGGTACTTTAGGTGCAACATCAATATCAAATTATGCAGCATCTTTTAATGCTGCAGCATTCAATTTATCAATAATTATTAATGGATTAATAGAAGGTGCAGGAGGTGCAGGAGGAACTCCATCATCACCAAATGGAGAAAATGGTGGTAATGCATTATATGTTAATTCAAATACTAATTTGGGGAGTACATCTACAAGAAAAATAAAATTATACAACACAAATAGAATTTATGCCGGTGGTGGTGGAGGAGGTGTTGGACCTACTGGTGGAACAGGAGGAAGGGGTGGACAAGCAGTATCAGGACAAACCGGAGGTATTGGCGGAACAGGGGGAGCGGGAGGAAATGGAGGAAGGGGTAGAGGTTATAATCAAACTAGAACATATGGTGATCCTGGTTCTCCCGGATCTGCTGGAGGAAATGGTAGTGATGGAGGAGGAAATGGTGGAAATGGTGGATATGGTGGAACTGGTGGAAATGGTGGAGATTGGGGAAAACCTGGAAGAGAAGGGAATGTATCTTCATCGGGAGTAAGAGGAAGCAATGCAGTCTATGGTTTATATTATTATTCATTTTCTAATTCTACAACCACTTTTACTGCTGTTAGAGAAGCAGCAAGACAATCTACTATAGTAATTCCGGGAATTGCTAATTTTACTGTAAACTCTGATGATGGTACAGAAATTTCTTCATATAATTTGTCCGCAGGATTTTATGGAGTTATAACTGCATTTGAAAATAATCCACCATTCACCCCACCAAGTGGAAATGGGTGGGTTGATATTAACATAATAGGAACTGACGAAATAGGATTGGATGATTCTCGACAGGATGATCCGGATGGTGATTACAATGATCTTATATTAACTAAAACCAGTGGAAGTGGTCAATTTGGTAACTATAGTCCTCCTGGTTTACCAGGACCAAGTAGACCCACTAATTATGGTCTTGGTGGTAGTGCCGGAACAAAAATATTAGGAGGAAACTACATTATTATATCTTGACAAGACTCTAAAAACCCTGTAGACTACCTTTGTCTGGGTTGGAGATGAGAGATTAAGCTTTTAAAGGACACTTTAAGAACCGTCTACCAGGTCGCACTGGGGACGGTTTTCTGCTATAATAACTTCATACCGAACAGGAGAGCACTTGACTATCACCTTGCGTCCCCATCAGCAGGACGCTACGAACGCTATGCTGGAGCATAAGAAAGGCACTATTGTTATTCCGACTGGTGGTGGCAAGACCATTTGTATGATTGAAGACGCAATCACCAACATGGAAATGTCCAAGCAAGGTCAGACTTTTGTTGTGGTTGCTCCACGTATTCTTCTTGCAGAACAACTTTGCAGTGAGTTTCTTGAGTTGATTGATACTTCTCACACTCACATTATGCACGTTCATAGTGGTGAGACTCATCACTTCAGCAGCACTAATCCTTCAAAGATTCATTTGTTTGCTAACACTGCACGTACTGCTGGTGAGAATGTTATCATCTTCACCACTTATCATTCTCTGCATCGTCTGATTGATGCAGATATTGAAGTCAACACCATTTACTTTGATGAAGCACATAACTCAGTTCAACGTAACTTTTTCCCTGCTACGGAGCACTTTGCTGCTGACTCTAATCGGTGTTACTTCTTCACTGCTACTCGTCGTACTTCTGCAACTATTTTTAAACCTGGTATGAATGATACTGAGGTATATGGTGATGTAATTTATCGTGTTCCTGCCACCAAACTGGTTGATGGTGGTTATATTCTTCCTCCTCAAATCAAAGCAAAAAAGTTTGAGGTTCTTAAAGCAAATGAAATATCTGCCGACCGTGACTGCAACAATATTGTAGAAACTTTAGAAGAGAATAACACAAGTAAAGTTCTTGTTTGTGTTAAGAGTGCTAAACAACTTATTAATCTTATGTCGCAAACTGATTTTGCTATGCGACTGAATGATATGGGTTATTCTTTTCTTTATATCACTTCAAAAACAGGAGCGATTATTGACGGTCAAAAAGTCAATCGTGAGGTTTTCTTTAATACTCTGAATGCTTGGGGCAAAGACCCCTCTAAGAAGTTTGTTTGTCTCCATCGATCTATTTTGAGTGAAGGTATTTCTGTTAATGGTCTTGAGTCTGTTATTTTTCTCCGCAATATGGATGTAATTGAGATGACTCAAACTATTGGAAGAGTTCTTCGCACTGCTCCTAATAAAACCTACGGACTTTGTGTTGTTCCTGTTTATTCGCAGGTTGGTATTGCTACGGAGAAACGTATGCAGAATGTTGTTGATACTATCTTTGGGAAAGGTGAGATGCTTGATAGTGTAGTCAAACGATAGATATATGGGAGGCATCAGCAGTATGTCTGGGGAGATAATTTGCTGTGTAAGTCCTCTTATAAATACTATTGTCATACCCCAGACATACAATGAAAGAATATTATACTTACGCATATTTGCGTGAAGACGGAACTCCCTACTATGTTGGTAAGGGTAAAGGAAATCGTGCATATGTTAAGCACGGACTTCACACTGTTCCACCAAAAGAAAGAATACTTATCCTCAAAAATAACCTAACTGAAGAAGACGCATTTAAGCACGAAATTTATATGATTGCTGTATTCGGTAGAAAAGATATAAAAAGTGGTATTTTACATAATAGAAGTGAAGGTGGAGCAGGTGGAAATACTGGATATTTTGGTACCAAAAGGCATAAAGAAAATTGTAAGAAGAGAACTGGAGAGAATAACAGTTTTTATGGTCGTAAGCACTCCTCAGAGACCCTACAAGCAATGAAAGAATCCCTAAAGGGTAGAAGTGCTTGGAACAAGGGAAAATACCTTCCAGAAGAGCAGGTAAGTGCCCATGCACTCTATATGAGAGAGTGGAGAAAGAAGAGACAATCTTAAAACTGGCACACTCTACCTCCACACCACCCCCATTCTGCTATAATACTAAAGTAATCAAAGGAACACCACTATGAAATGTCAAGTCAAACTCTACATTGCCGGAACTGTTATCACTGAAACCGTTCACGCCCGTGATTATCAAGAAGCACGTCAAGTTGCATTGGCACGTAATCCTAACGCAACTGTTGTTTCTGTGAATGCTTCATTCTTTTAAAAATTAAACAATGAAATCATTAAAAAGAGAATTGGTCTTTGAACAAGTTCTTTCATTACTTTCTCAATGGTGGGAAATTGGGTATCGTTCTATGCCTTATGGATATAAAGATTTAATAAAACTTTTATATCCCAATCATACTTTTGGTCGGGCACATGTTAAATTCATCAGAAGTGCATGTACTGCCTGGGAAGAAAAGTATCAAACTGAAATTGGATATTTAATGCCTAACCTTGAACCATCGGCATCTAAATGGCATAGTACCATTAGAAACAATAAAGTATTTAAATGAGTAATTTTCTCAAACCTCATATACCAAATCCAGGAATCCTCAATCCAAAGGTTGGGGATCCTTTTGGGTATGTGTCAAAGGACGGAATGTGGGCTGCGATTCCT